CTCGCTCACATTTCTCGTTCGTATGGAGGACACCCCAAGGCTGGCACTATCAGAGACATCAACCAGAACGAGGTCTTCCAAAGTTTGATCTCCACGGCATTGTTCGAGATGATGCATGGACGCCAATACACCATTGTCCACGTTGGGTCAAAATTTGCCAAAATGAATACCAAATGGCATGCTTCACTCCTCGCATTTTACTCTTCCCTAGCCCACACCCTGATGATTCTAGATGATTTCAAAGAATGGTTCCACTCCAAAGTCAATGGAAAGAAGTCTCCCGAGACAGTCCGTTCGTGGCTCAAACAGAATGCGTTCAAACACGTGAAAGACGCTAGCAAATTGAACAACCACCAGAAGACGGTCCATGCTGGCATTCTGTACTTTGCCCCCTTAAACACTTCCTGGAAGGCCCCCACCACAGTCCACGTCCGTCCAAGATTACATGCTTATGATGACAACTACTGGAGGGACAACCTTCCCATTTTCAAGCAGACCAACAGTGAATCACCACATGACGTCCCAGCCCACCTAGTCCAGGGTACTATGCAAGATCTCACAAGAGAGGTCTCCCACCGCAAGTCAATCCTTGAGTACATGGAGCTGTGCGAGGAATTTTCGTCCGTGGATAATGTACCAATCCAAGGAGTCACGTTCGAGTATGGAAACTTTGACCTGCTTGCTAAAGCCATGGCTGTCTCTACGAACCTCAACTACGTCATGATGGACAGCCACTACTACTTAGCCCCTGAAACCCCTGAAGAGCGTGATGAAATGTTCTACAACCCAGGACCGGAAACCCGCATCACTTTTCACGTCCAGGGACAGCAATTCCACACAGTCCCAGGCCACTATTACACACCATGGAGGGAAGGAGAATGGACCTGTTCCGGAGAACAGATCATCAGCATGGCCTGCACGAAGAACGGAGGCAATTATGAGCACAAGAACGTCCAATTCGTGAGCCTTGACGGCCTGAACATCCACAGACTCTCGTGGTTGAGCTATTTCTACGGTCACATTGACGCCAAGTCCTACCTTTTCCAGGTTGCCCCCACTATTCAGACTGCAACCCCACCTGTGAGCTGCCAGGCCAAGTGGATGCTTGAATCCTTCCAAGTCGACGTGACAAACCCCAAATTTTCTCATGCGCTCAAGGAATGGAAGAAGAGAGCCGGAGAGCCACATCAGTGGCAAATCCTTAAAGACTCCTACCGGAGGCTCTTCTTGCATAACGGCCCAGCCAGTGGTTACATCTAGAGACATGCCAACTACCCCCACCCCTTCACCGGAG